GTCAGGACCAAGCGATAATAAAGGGCTATCGTGGTCCTCGAAAGGCGGTATACCAAGTGATGTAGAAACAAAACCATCCGACCAATGTTGGAGAAAAATGAAGACTTCTTGTGGAAAAACATTAAGTGATCCCGGTTCTGGGGGGACGGGATTAGTTTGGTTTGTAGATCCCCATATATCTTCTAAAACATCTGCTGGGTGTACTGCCAGAGAAGTTGATTTCAACAAATGGTGCACAAAAAATGGTATACCAGGTGATGTAGAAACGCATTGGGGTCAAAAACCTGAACTAAAATCTGAACTAGAATTTGAACTAGAATTAGAACAAGAACAAGAACAAGAACAAGAACAAGAACAAGAACAAGAACAAGAACAAGAACAAGAACAAGAACAAGAACAAGAACAAGAACAAGAACAAGAACAAGAACAAAAAAATGATAAATCAAAAACGTTAATTTATGCTATATTTATAGCGATGATATTGTTACTTGTATATATAGTTGGTAATAAATAAAGATTCGATTTTGAATTTATTACGATAATGCCATTACTTCGTAAAAAAGCAATGGCAATATAATTAAAATAAAGACAATTATATTGAAAATAATATTTTTGAATATAAAAGTCAATTACAAACAATGTATATTTTTATTATTATTAATTGTTCAAAAAATTATTAAATTGAAAGATTTTTTAAATCTGATTTTCAATCTGATTTTCAATCTGATTTTCAAAATCTTTCTTTTCATAAAAATAAACTGACAAATCCTATATTATATTTTAAAATTCATCTGTAACTTCAAATGAATTAACATTTTTACTTTCATTTAATACATGAGAGCTTTGATATTGAGTTGGTCTTGATTCAAAGAAATTAGTTTTTCCTTCCATAGATAAACTTTCCATAAAATCAAAAGGGTTTTCACAATTCCAAATTTTTTGATATCCTAAATCTAATAATAATCTATCAGCAACAAATTGAATATATTGAGTCATTAATGTACTATTCATACCTATAAGTGAACATGACAAACTTTCACAAATAAATTTATTCTCGATATCAACTGCTTCTTTAAACATATCATGAACAGTTTCTTGAGAAATTTTATCATTAATATGATAATTATATAATGAACATGCAAATTGAGTATGCATACTTTCATCTCTTGCAATAAGTTCATTAGAATCACATAATCCGGGCATTAAATTTTTCTTCTTTAACCAAAATATAGCGCAAAAACTACCAGAAAAGAATACTCCTTCAACAATTGAAAATGCGATTAATCTTTGTCCAAATTTAGAATCTTTAGAATTAGCCCATTTTAAAGCCCATCTAGCTTTTTCTCTAACACATGTAAATTCTTCTATAGCGTTAAAACATTTATTTTTTTCACTAATATCTTTTATTATATTGTCAATCATAAGTGAATAACATTCAGAGTGAACATTTTCAATAGCTGCTTGAAATTCATATGTTATAATTGCTTCTCTAATTTGAACTTCTCTTATAAAATTTTCTGATAAATTCATATTAACTATAGTATCACTTGCAGCAAAAAATGCTAAAACCATCTTTATAAAATGTTGTTCATTAGTATTCATTTTTTGATAATCATCATAGTCGTTGCTAAAATCAATTTCTTCTGCAGTCCAATTGGCAGCCTGCATTTTTTTGTACCAATTCCATATATCCATATATTTAATTGGATATACTGTCAAACGATTATTTTTTGGGTCTAAAAGTGGTTCCATATAATTTACTAAAGGTTTTTTTTAATTATATTTATCAATTTTTTCGAATATGTATAGGTATACCATCTAAAGATTCTACTTATTGAATTAATTTATATATTTTTAGAAGTATAAAAATGGTAGAAAAAATGGTAGAAAATTATTGTTCTATCAATTCAATAAAAGTACTAGATGTTTCAATATTAATACCTAAAAGGAATTTTATATCAAGGTTATTTAATGATGTTAAATTAAGAATCTCATAATTTGAAGGTTGTGAATTAACAAATTGATTAATAGATTTATTTGATAATTCATTCTGTTTAATTATTTTACCTTCAAAATCATTTAAATTTAAATACTGGTTCCACATTTTATCAATAACAATAATCCAATTTTTATTATTTTTGATTTGTTTAAAAATATTTTCTAAATTTGGAAAATAATTAAATTCAAAATTTGAACAATTTATAGATTTTCTACAGATTGGACAATCATTATTTTCTGACAACCATTCAATTATTCCTTTCATATTAAATTTATGTTGACAACACGTTTTTATAGAAAAAGAATTTAATTCACTCATAGAAATTGGACATTTTTCAATTAATATTTTTTTTTCATATTTTTTATTTTCAGATTGTAATGTTTCTAATTTATTAATACTATCAATATTCCATTCATATTTTATACCAATTTTTATAAAATTAGAAATCTGTTTATTTTTTTTACACAAATTCATTAAATGAACATCAGATATTTTCTTCCAATATTCTAATGGAAAATCATCAATCTCATATTTTTTCAATATACATTTATCATTTAATTCTAATTTAAAAATATTATTTAAAAGTATATATTGAGAAGCTATTAGATTACTTTGTTTATAATCAATTCTGTAATCATTATAATTTTTTAAAATAATTTTTAAATTTTTTTTAATTTTAAGTGAATCCAATATAAATATATTATCAAATTGACAATTTGACAAATAACTGAAAGAATATTCATTTAAATTTTTACAAAGAATGAATATATTCTTTTTTCTATAAAAAAAATTCTTTGATTCAAAATTAAGTTGTTCTAAAAAATCATCTGAAGAAGAATTATTCTTAGAAATTATATTTTTGTAATAATTATTCATTTTATAATTAAGATCTTCTGAATTAACAACTGATTTAAATTTTATATAATTAGAACCATTATTCTTTAAAAATAATTTATTTAATACATCTTCATTTGTATTAGAAATAATTACTAGATTTTCATTATCTTTTTCATTTTTAAAAATATTTAATAAACTATCATATATACTTATCTCATAGTAATTATTCAATATAATAAAATTAGGAATTTTAATAATTTTCATTTTACATTTGTTTACAGTAATTAATTTTTTCTCTAATTCAAAAAATATCTTACCAAATTTTACAAATTTTTTATCATATAACTTCATTCTTTTATCAAAATCTATTTTTTTTAAACTATCTAAATTATATTCTATTTTTTCACCAAGATTTTGGTATATTTCGTTAAGATCTAACTTCTTATTTTTATTGAAAGACCCATTTATCATTTCTAATAAAATTTGTCTATTTGTTAGAAAATTACCTTCAATAAGAAAATCATAAAGTTTATTTAAATTTAAGTCTAAATATACCCAACACTTTTTTTCTATTGATGACTTCTTAAAGTTTAAATTAAAAAATAAAAGATTCTTAATAGGTAGGAAATTAAAAACAATTTCATTATTTTTATATATTGAATCATCCTTAACACAATATTCATCTTCAGTTCCATCAATAAAAAATGATCCAACCCTCTTTCTGAGAATTTTCATCTAATTAATATATTTAATATTATTTTGAAACTTTATATAGAATTACTAAATATTTTTTAATAAATTTAATCAATAGATTATTAAAATGAAATCTCAGTTTCTATATATGATAAATCCAAATTTAGTAGATGAAAGATTATTATCCAAAATAAAATATTCTTTAAAAAGACCTAATTTAAATAAAGTATTAGCTACTGATTATAATAATGATTATTGTTTTATATTTCTCGATTTTCTAAAAAGTAATATTAGTATTTTTTTAATAACTTTGTTCATTGTTATTATTTTATATTTAAGATACAAAGATGTAAAAAAAAGAAAAAATGAAAATTCATTTTATAATTTATATCAACTAAATAAATAAATTCTATTTAAAGATTATTATATAATAATGTTAAATATGTTTGATAATAACACAAACAAGTCATATTTAGTAGAATTTGATAACTTTCTTTCTCAACTAGTATCATTATTTGAAAATAATGATAGTACAAAAACAGAATTTGATATTGTAACAGATATTAAAAATGAAAAAGACGAAGATAAATTAAAAAGAGGAAAATTATTTCATTCTTGTTTAGAAGAAGAAGATTGTTTTGATTTATTTTTGAATAAAAAAGTAAATTCCTTTTCAAGTAAAAATGAACAAACAAATAGTTTATCTAATAGTTTGTTAGGTGAAGGACTTCCATTAAAAAAACTTGTAAATAAACAAACTGATAAAACAAAAGATATTATTTGGAATTATTTACACACTTTTTATCTATTAAATGAAACATTAATGAATAATGATGAAGAAGGAAGAGACCCTAATCAAAAAAGAATTGAAAGTACATTAGAAAAATCAGCTGATTCAAATGAGATGTTAAAGAAACTTTCAGTAAATGAAAGTACCAAGAAAAAAAATGTTGCTAATAAATTGCTAGACATCGAATTAAATTCTAGTACAACTTCAATGATTGATGATATTATTAATTCATTCGAAGAAAAAGTTAATAGTTCTCCTGATCAAAATCCGATGGAAAGTATTATGGATATTACAAATTTGATAGCAAGTAAGTATACCGATAAAATAGAGTCTGGTGAAATTCAACTAGAAGATCTTTTAGATAATATGAAAAATAAATTACCTGGATTAGATAAAATTGCTGCTAATTTTGGTTTAGATGGATCAGCAATGGGAAAAAAAGAAGTAGAAAAAGAAGTAACAATTATTGATGATAATTTTTCTACTGATAATGTTGAATTAGGAGAAGAAGATGGTGAAAAGAAAGGGGGTATGAATTTAACCAATGGTTTAAAAATGTTAAATAGTATGCAATCAGATCCACAATTCGGAAAAATGTTTGAAATGCTTAACCCAGGAGGAGAAGGTGGATCTCCAGAAGATTTAATTAATAAGATGAAAGAAAGTATGCCTGAAGAATTATTAAAAAATTTTGATAAAGAAATGGGTAATATGCCAGATATGCTTAGTAAAATGATGGGAGTAAGTGGCAATAATGAACCAGATAATTCAAATATTAAAGAATTAGATGAAATAGATGATAAAGAAGAAAATTCTCTAAGTTTAGATGAGTTAAAAGAAAAATTTGGTCTAGAAGTAGAAAATGATGAAAATAGAGAGGTAGAACATCTATTAGATTAATTATAATAGACATATATATATAACAATATACAACAATACATTACAAAAATTAAAATCCTTTTAATATCTCTAAAAGATTGAATAAATTCAATATTTTTAGTCATATAAGTTCCTTCATGATTGAATCCACATTTATTTTTATAATATTCTTTTGTACCTACTCCAGATATTACACTTATTTTATTTATTTTGTGATCTGCAGATATATTCTGTGCAGTTTGCACCAATAGTTTTCCATATCCTTTATGTTGAGGCGATTTTTTATTATTATCTGAAACTGATATTGATGTTCCATATACATGAACTTCTCTAATTAAAGCAGAATTGTTTATTTCAGGAATAAAATCGCCACCAGGATCTTCGTCAATTCTTAATCTTAAAAATCCAAATAATCCTACATAACAGGAAGATCCAGAAAAATATTTTTTAGGAAAAAATTCATGAAGAAAAAGATGGAATGTGTAATTATATACATATTGATAGATCTTCCATAAATTGTATAAAATTTTTTGAGAAATATTTTCTTTATACACTTCAATAGAAATATGATATTCAATTCCTTTTGAAGCGATATATTTTCTTACAACAAGTCTAGGTTCGTAATCAATATATTCATTATTTCTAACTTCCATACTTCTAATCTCATAAGTTTTGGTTTCTCCATTTGATTCTTCAAACGGTTTCATTCGTTCCTTTATAATTTGAGCAAGGTTACTTATCTTGTTATATCCTGCTTCAATGCTAATCTCAGGAATATCTCTAATACACCTTTGTATTCTTACCCAAGGTTTTACATTAATTAGATAATATGAAATAACATCAATTAAATCATTTAAATTTTCTTCTGAATAGGGTTTATATTTACCTTCTTCATACCAATCAGATATTACAGATGTAACTACGTGTTGATCATCATGTGATTTACAAATAGCAGTTGGATAAATTTTAAGATCATCAAACTGAAGATCTGGATTATTAATTGCTTCATTAAACATCCACCTATCTGATTCCGGAGAAGAACCAGGTAAATCGGGCATTAAATGTACAACAACTTTATATCCTGATTGTTTTAAAAGTCTAATAGCTTTTACAGTATCTTTAGTATAACAACCTCTATTTATTTTCCGTAGGATTACATCGTCATAATGTTGGACACCTATTTGAATTCTTGTTACGCCATATCTCCTATAATCCAATATAGCTTTTTTTGTAATAAAATCTGGTCTTGTTTCTAATGTCATACCAATGATTCTATATTCTGTAGTTTCATTAATCCTTTGTTCTTCTTCCATTGTTTTAATGATAGGTAGATCTTCTTTTTTTATTCCAAAATTGTTAGCTGCGTAATAACATTCTAGAACAAATCTATCTCTTTCACTTTGAGGATAACATTCCCAGGTTCCACCTGATAATATAACTTCCATTTTTTTTGGCGATTTATCATTCATATTTATATTACCAGTATTTATGTAACAATAAATTCTATCATAAAATTGCCCCATAACATCAAAATCGTATCTAAGTGCTCTTCTCATGGCAGGCTCACTTGACATGTAAGATCTAGGCTGAGATTGATTTCCTTTAAGATCGTATTCTTGTGGACAATAATAACAGTTTTTACTGCAAGAAAATTTACTAGGACTTAATGTAATAGTTGTTACAAGAACACCAGATTCGGATCTTGTGCCTTTTTTTACCAAATATCTAGAGAAATTATTTGATACTTTACAAAGATCACCATTATATTTTTCATTCCAAATAAATCTTAGTTGATTTTTACTAGGATTAATTCTATATTTTTTTCTTAATAAATTGTAAGCTTTTTCTATTGATTCATTTTGTAAATCATTAGAACAATTATTATAAAAATCATCAAAAAAATTCACAAATTTATCATAATTATTTGTGAATAATTTTGTTTTCTTAACAAATTGATTGTTACCATGAGGATCTATATTTATTTTATAATCTTCTATATCGCTAATTGAACACATAAATATGGTATATTAGCTTATTCATTTATTATTCAATATTTTTATAATATCAATTTAAAATTTTCTACATCTGGAAGTAAGTACCATCGCCATATTCTAATAATTATAATCAACGTACTGATAATTATATATTAGTATAGATTATTTATATTGTATTTCTTAGAATTTAATATTTTTTCTTACAACTTATAATGGAAGACATTGTTTGGAATAGAATAAAAGTATTATCTACAACTGATATCAGTTTAATACATTATTTTAAACTTGATAAAGGTCTAGATATTATCGATTATAATAATATTGAACAATTATATTTAGAATTTGTATATAAACATTATTTAAATTCTAGTATTTCTGAATTAGTTGATATTTTTAATTCATCTTATATTATGAAAAATATTAATAATGATACAAGTTTAGAGAAATTTAGTTTGTTTATTGGCATTAATGAGCCAGAATTATCAACTCACTTAGAAGAAGTATTTAATGATAATATATCTTTTATTGAAGAAAATTTAATTTTGTTTTACAAAAGAGGAGAAGAAAAACTTTTAATTTTATTTAAAAGTTTTTATCCATTGAGTTACTCAGAAAAAATTAGCTTACCTCATTTCTGTTTATATTTAAGTGATAAAAAAACTATTGAATTTTTAGAAACATTAATGGATCCTGAAGAAAATTTTGTTTCAATGAATTGTACATTCTAATAACTTAAACCAAATATTGGTTCATCATAATTAAACCATTTTGTAATATTATTTGAAATGTCCAAATAAGAAGTTGTACTTTTTAAATCATAGTCAACCTCATTTAATTCAATTCCATTATATAATACTTCTATTGGATATCTACTTAACGGACATTTAGAATATATCAACTGTACTTGATCTAACCCAAAATTAACTAACAAAGCTTCATATTTATTATCTAATTCTTTATGACATGATACAAGAACCAACTCATCTACTACAGATTTTTCTTTTGCACTTGGTCCATTTATCCACCAATCATTAACTATTTTATTTTTAAACTCTTCTTTTGAAATTCCAATTTTTTCTGATTGTAATTTATCCAAGTTATCATCAATATCTCTTATAAACTCTAAATAAGTATTAATGTTTTCTATATTTCCTTTTAATCCTAATGACATCTGATGTTGCATTAAAATTGACGAATAAGTTGCCATTCTATTAGGACATGATTGAAGAATAATAAATGCCATCGATGCAGAAAAATCAGATATACAATTAATTTTTAAACCTGATTTTTCAAGACTTTTTATAACATCAACAATTTTTAATCCTTCCATTACTGATCCACCTGGTGATGAAATATAAATAAATATTTCATCTGAATCAATGTTTGAAGTTTTATGTATAAAATCAGTAACAGTATCTGATTGTATAGGTCCTCTTATAGTTACTAAATTTCTAGAATTCAATTCAACTAATTTATTATAATCAGTTGAACTATTCTCAGACATAACCGGATAGTTAGAAAGGAAGGTGAATAATCCAAAGAACATTAATTTAAAAATGTTAACAA